TGCTGATGATTTAGATGTAATTTCAGAAGGCAACAGGCAGGCATACCTGCAAAAAGTAGGGGATAAGCTTGCGGAGGACAAACTGATTGAAATGCTTGACGGTGAAACTTGGTTGACTGCTGAACAGTGCATTGAGTATGGCTTAGCAGATGAATATGCCGAAAAGGAAGTGGACCTCACAAAATCTAAAGAAATGTTACAGAAGGCGAATCTATCAATCACACAGCATATTGAATTTAACAAATCTTTAGCAGCACAATTGAGGGAAATTGTAGAACCAATTAAACCAGTTGAAATAGAGACCCTCGAAATCAAACAAATTGAGGATCCCATAGAAACACCGAAAGAAAACAAAATATTAAATTTATTTAGTGCGATGCGCTAGGAAAAGAGGAAAGAATGAAGAATAAAGATATTTTACAGGCAGAAAAAACAGCAATTTTACAGAGGATTAATCAGGCAATTAAGGATGGGGATGAAACAGCATTTGCTAGCGCATTTACTGAATTCTCGCAAAACATCCAGGACACGGTTATGGAAGAATATAATCAGGCAGTACAAGCAGCAGATACTACTGTTTTAGCATCTAGGGGAGTTAGACAGCTTACCTCCGAGGAAAACAAATATTATCAGGCAGTTATCGAAGCAATGCGTTCCAACAACCCTAAACAGGCACTTGCAGACCTCACGGTAGTATTACCAATTACAACTGTCGACGCAGTGTTTGATGATTTACTTGCAGCTCATCCACTTTTAAACGTTATCAATTTCCAGAACACTTCCGGATTGATTGAGTTTATCGTGAACACAAATACAAAACAGTTAGCAACATGGTTACCGCTGACCGCTACAATCGTAACAGAACTTATGAGTGGATTTAAAAAAATCAACATGACATTGATGAAATTATCTGCATTTTTACCTGTTGCAAAATCAATGCTGGATTTAGGTCCTGCATGGATGGATAGATATGTAAGAGCAATTTTGGCAGAAGCAATAGCCTTTGGTTTAGAAGAAGCAATCATAAATGGTGATGGTAACAATAAGCCAATTGGAATGAACAGACAAGTACAGGATGGTGTTGTTGTTACTGGTGGGGTTTATCCTCTAAAGGTTGCAGTACCAGTTATCGGTCTTGACCCTATCGCATACGGCGCTTTAATTGGTGGTATGGCAGTGGACTCGAAGGGAAATACAAGAGTTGTCAACGGAGTTATTATGATTGTTAACCCGTTTGATTATCTGACTAAGGTTTTCCCTGCAACGACTGTAAGAAGTGTAGATGGCACATATAAAAATGATGTGTTTGCATTCCCAACTACTGTTATCCAGTCAACGGAAGTTCCAGCAGGCAAGGCTATATTTGGACTTGCAAATCGTTACTTCATGGGTATTGGTACAGCTAAGAGCGGTAAGATTGAGTATTCAGATGAGTATCATTTCCTTGAGGACGAGAGGGTTTATCTTGTTAAACTTTATGGTTATGGTATGCCTTTGGACAACTCGGCATTCGTTTATGCAGACATAAGCGGATTAGTTCCAACTGTCATGACCGTTTATACTATTCCATCAGTCTAAAAATTGTGGGCGGTGAATAGCCGCCCTGGAGGTGATCCAATTGACAGCAGAATTATTAGAGGCGGCAAGGAATAATCTAGACATAACATGGGTTGATGATGCTGGGGACATGAAGCTTTCAGGGTTTATCGAGCGCGGTATGAAATATATCGACAAAATAGCAGGTAAAGAAATGGATTATTCTGTTGAAGACAGTCACAGAGAACTTCTTTTTGCTTATTGCCGTTATGCCAGGTCAAACGCTTTAAATGAATTTATGACCGATTACACCCATGAGCTTCTATCCCTCCAAATCTCACAGGAGGTGGCGGCTTATGTCGAATCAATCCCAATCATTTAATGATGGAGTTGTTAAGATTTATGAGGTTTCCAACATTTCTGAACCCGGAGGTATGCCAAAAGAGGGCTTAGTTTACAAACAAACTTTGAGATTTAAAAATAGAACTGTTGGTTTCAACAGATTTTATGTTGCACTTCAAAACAATCAAAAAGTTGCGTTTTTAATTAGATGCCAACAAGTTGAGGGTGTGTTTGCGAATGATGTAGCGATTCTTAAAGATGATCAATACCGAATTGTTCAAATCCAATACCCGGAAGAACTCAAAGTGATGGATTTAACATTGGAAAAGGTGGGTGAGTTGTACGATGTTAAATAAAATAAAAACAGCGTTACTCACAGTTACCGACAAAGTTTATCATTATGATGCAACAGGGGCAGTAGGAAATTATTTAGTTTGGAGTGAGGACGGAAGTGCTGACACGGTTTGGGCGAGTGGAAGAATGCACGAACAATCTATTACAGGCACGATCGATTATTTCACCAAGCTTGAAAACGATCCTAATTTTAACGCTATTCAAAACGCCTTAAATGATGCAGGGATTTCATTCAAATTAAATTCAATCCAATATGAAGAAATTACCAAATATATTCACACAGAATGGGTTTGGGAGGTGGTCTAAATGGCGAGAGTAACGATGTACGCAAGCGATGATTTCGTGTTGCAACTTTCGAAGTTTGCTGGTAATTCAGAAGAAATAGCAAAAAAGGCAATTTATGCAGGTGCTAAAATTATGGCAGACAAAATTAAACAAAATCTTGAGGGAATTTTATCATCAGAAGCAACTGGGGAACTGGTTGCCTCTTTTGGTGTAACTCCAATCGAGAAAAACGCAGACGGAAATTGGAATTGTAAAATAGGTTTTGATGGCTATGACAAGAAGGGTGTGGCTAATCAACTGAAAGCTAGGGTCATAGAAAGTGGTACATCTAAAAAAGCAAAACGACCATTTGTACGCCCAGCAGTAAATTCAACAAAGAAAAAAGTTATCGAAAAAATGAATCAGATAATAGAAGAAGAAATTAAAAAGTACGACCTTTGAAAGGGGAATAAATTATGCCAGGGGATATTATAAGCAGTTCAGTAACAGGAATTGAGCAATTAGTATATGCGATAATGACAGACGAGGTTTTAGAGACTTATGGAGCGGTAAAAAGTGCGCCGCCAGTTATCAATATTAATGTAGCACCTAAGACAGATTCGGCTAATCAATGGGCTAGCAACAGAGTGGTAGATACCGCAACAGGGATTAGTGATATTACGGTGGATGCTGAAACACAGGATTTGCCGTTAGAGGTACAGGCAGACCTTTTGGGTCATGTGTTGGATGCCTTAACAGGTACGCTAAGGTATAACTTAACCGATAAAGCTCCATACGTGGCTTTGGGTTATAAAAGAACAAAAGCCAACGGCAAGGCTAGATATGTTTGGATTTTTAAAGTAAAATTCCAGGAAATCACAGAGGAAAGCAAAACGCAAGAGGGCGTAATTACTTTTCAAACTCCAAAAATTACAGGGCTTGCAATTGCTAATAAAAATGGTGACTGGAAAGATGTAGCGGATGAGGATACAAAAGGCACACCAATAACAGATTATCTGTTGACCGTGCCATCAACTATTATTGTTTAATGTGAGAGGGTAGCAATACCCTCTTTTTTAAAGGAGAAAATATGGAAATAAAATTAGATATTAAAGGCAAAGAGAAATTGTTTGTCACCGGAATGATAAAAGCGCGGTTGGTAAGAAAGTCAATCGAATTAACACAAAATATTAATTATGAAAATTTAAGCCCCGAAGAGCTAGACAAGCTTGTTGATTTTGTGTGCGAAGTTTACAATGATAAGTTTACCCGTGATGAATTTTGGGATGGAATTAATGCAGACAAACTATTACCAACGTTTAGTGAGACGATAAAAGGTTTAACGGATGGTGTTACAAGCAGATTAAACACATTTCCCGAAAACGAATAATAGTGAGGGGTTAGAAATAACGGATTGGATTAAGGAAACGTATTTAGAATTAATGAGTCAAGGTTGGACACTAAATGATATTGATAATTCGGATTTTCTGTTTTTTATTGAGTTGTTGAGTTATAAAGAAAATAAAAAAGTAAAAAAACGATCGGATGCATTAGATAAAGCTGGATTATAGCATAAAAAGAATGAGCTATTTTTTTAGCTCATTCAGATATTTTTCAATTGCTTTATCTAATATCTTTGACATAGGAACCATTGCTTTGATTGAGTAAGCCTTTAATTTCTCTAAGAGCTTTGTGTCAATTGAGTTTGAAAAAGGGGTTCTTGTTTTTAATCCTCTATTGTTCATTTATATCACCTCAATTACATTATATATTGTATTGCTATTACTTGCAACTACTTGTAGTTTGTGATACAATATATGTGAGGGGTGAGTGATATAGATAAGATTATTAATTACAAAGTTTACATGCATATGGCACCAAACGGTAAGAAATATATAGGAATTACAATGTTGGAGCTTGAAGGAAGATGGCAAAAAGGTAAAGGATACAAAAACCAATTATTTGATAGGGCTATAAAAAAGTATGGTTGGGAAAATATTGAGCATGAGGTCTTACATGAAAATTTGACTAAAGAGCAGGCCATTAAAATAGAAATTGATTTAATAAAAAACCATCAATGTACAAACCCTAAGTTTGGTTACAATACCACAATTGGCGGTGAAGGTTCAAATGGATTTAGCCCTAGTGAAGAAACGCGAAAAAAAATGAGTGAAGCAGTTAAAGGTGAAAAAGCTGTTTGGTATGGTAGACATTTAACGGCTGATATGAAACAACAGATAAGTATTAAAATTAAATTGTTGTGGGAAAACAAAGAATATAGAGAGGTGAGGGTCGCTTCACTTACAGGGCTAAAACATACCGAAGAGCATAATGACAAGATAAGCAAGTCTCTTCTAAAATTATGGGAAAATAACGAAGGTTATAGAAACAAAACACTTGAAAATCTTGCGATTATGCACAAAGACGAAGAAATTCAGAAAAGACGCGTTGCGGCAATAAGGGAAACATGGGAAAATGAAGAGTTAAGGGAACACATGAGTATAATTAATAAAGGTGAACGTAATCATTTCTATGGGAAAACGCATTCTGATGAAACCAAACAATTATTAGCTGATTTGGCTAGGGGAAAATGCGGGGTTTTGCACCCAAGAAGTAAGCCTGTATTACAGTATGATATGGATGGAAATTTTATTAATAGATATGAGTCGGGGAATTTAGCTGCAATAGCTATGGGAACCTCGGCAAGCAACATTAATTTATGTGTGAACGGAAGGACTAAGAGTTCTTGTGGTTACAAATGGAAGTTTGAATAAAAAGGGGGGATAATATATGGGAGAAACATCTATCGGTCCTAAAATTTCCGTCACAGGGGAAATTGAATTCAAGAACGCAATGGAAGGGATTAAAAACGAATTTAAATTACTAGATTCCGAAATGAAGTTAAGCATATCTCAATTTGATAAGAACGATAAATCAACAGCAGCACTAACGGCTAAGAGTAATGTTTTAGGCAAAGAGGTTGATTCGCAAAAAGGTAAAATCTCAACTTTGACTACTCAATACGATAAGCAAAATAGCGTGCTTTCAGAGTTATCAAAAAAATTAGAGATAAGTAAAAATGCGTTCGCGGCAGACTCCAAAGAAGTCGCTGATGCACAAAAAGAATATGATAAACAAAATAACGCTGTACGTAATTTGCAAATAGAGTTAAACAAAGCTACTACTGGTTTGAACAAAATGGATAACGAGTTAAAGCAAACGACACAGCACGCCTCAAAATTAACTGTAAATTTTGGATATCTAGGAAACAAAATTAGTTCTGGGGTCAATGGAGCTTTAAAGGGGCTTGCGGTTGGGCTTGCTGCTGCTGCTGCTGGGTTTGGTGTTTTAGTCAAAAAAGGTGTTGAAGGGGCAAGTAATTTAGAAGGTTACAGGAACACTTTAAACGTAGTTATGAAAGATACGAAACTAGCAGGAGAAACGTTTAAATGGGCGGTAGATTTTGCTAATAAAACTCCATTCGAAACCGATGATTTAGTGCAAGCAACTGTAAGACTAACAAGTTACGGATTAAAAGCAAGAGAAGTAATGCCACAGATTGGCGACATGGCAGGAGTTATGAATAAAGACTTAATGTCAGCGGTGGAAGCCGTGGCAGATGCACAGACGGGCGAATTAGAGAGAATGAAAGAATTCGGCGTAACTAAGCAAATGATTATAGACAAAGGCGCATCAATCATGAAGGGTAAACAGTTGGTAAATGACAAAGGGCAAATTGTCGACATGAAGAATTTTAACGTAGCTATGTTTGCACTCATGAATGACAAATTTAAGGGCGGCATGGATATACAAGCTACTAGTTTTAAGGGATTGTGGAGTACTGTTACAGGAGTTTTTAAAACCTCACTTGCCATGATGATGGGTATTAGTGATGAAGGTGAAGTGGTTATTGGTGGGGTTTTTGATACACTTAAAAATAAAATAAAGATTGTGGCAGATAC